CTCCGCCTTTAGGGCTTTTGGGCTCGAGGGGTTCCTCGTCTTCGGGGCTGCTGATGATGGCGAGCATCAGCTTTTGCAGGTCCTCATCGCGGACCTCATGCTTCAGCTCGGCAATGTCGGCCTGCATGAACATGCGCTGCCCCGTCTCATCGAGGGCCTTGTCCACCAGCAGTTGCAGAGCAAAGGCCGTGGCGTCGTCACCCTTGACCGTGCGCTGGGCCTTGTCTCGCTCCGCCATGGTCAGCGGCCGGGACCAGAGACTGAAAATGGTGCCGTCGTTCAGCTCCACATCTTTGCGGCCGGGGACGAGATTGGCAGCCTTCTTCAGGCGATCGATAGGGCGTGGAGCAAGGGCCATGCAGGCGAGCAGTGACTTACTTACTTGAGTATAGAGGTAACTGGCCAGCAAAAAGCCCCCGCCGAAGCGGAGGCTCGAATGGGGACAAGTTCAGTCTGATCAGACGAACAGGTGGGTGGGCTGACCGGACAGGCTGAAGTTCAGCTCGGCGGTGATCACCTCCTCGGGGCTGACGCTGATCGAGAAGCCCATGATGCTAACGGGGGCCTCGATATAGAGGCTCTTAGTCAGATCGGGCATGCCGCCAGTGCCGTCCACTGTGTTGACGTAGAGGCGAACCTCAGCGCCGCTCTGGTTCTTCCGCATGCTGTTGGACAGCAAGCGGTTGGCCAGGGAGGCTTGGTCACTGGTGAACTGGACGCTCATCGTGCCGCTGCCGCTGGCATAGCCAGCCTGCATGGTGCGGAACGAAGCCATGACACTGCCGTTGCCGCCGGCACCACAAGGCAAACTTGTAGTATCAATCTCTTCTCTACTTAAGTCCAGAGAAAATGATTTTACTTGGCAAATTGCAGCGAAGTCGGAATAGTCAATCGAGACATGATTAGCATTACCTGGGGTGTTACCACCACCGGTTAAAGCCGATGCGGTCAGCACCGTAACAACAATGTCGTTGGTGCCAGTGGCGCCGCCGAGAAGGGTGCCGTCAACAGTCAGTACATCTCCGGCCTTGTAGCCGGTGCCGCCAGCAGCAACCGCAATTGCGCTGACTTTGCCGGTGGTGACAGTAATGTCGAGAGTTGCACCGCTGCCACTGCCGCCAGTAGTAGCGACCCCGTTGTAAGGGCCAGCACCAAAGCCAGCCGTAGCTGTAGGCAGAGCCGGAAGCGTAAGAGTTGCCACGACGCCGCCGGTAGGCAGGCCAAGGCCGCCGTCACCCTTCAACAGGATGGCAGTACCGCCTTTGGTAGCAGCTACTTGAATGGCAGTTGCAGTCCGCTTGACAACGTAGTAAGTAGTGCCAGCAGTCAGGGCAGTGTCGAGCTTGCCGCTGCCTTCAGCTTTGAAGACCACAGGGTCGTCAAGGCGGAAGTCGTTATCGACAGGAACGTTAATGTCCGCGCTTCCCTTAGGAAAGTCGCCATTGTCAAGCAGGCAAAACTGGGTTGCCGCAGGGGCAAACCAGATAGAGCCGTCCTGGCCCGTGAGGACCGTTTGGCTACATGCGATGGGCACGTCAGATACCTAGGTAAACAACAGGTGGGGGCGTGTTGGTCACCTGCGGGGGTCAGGCTGTCCTAATTGTATGCAGCTTGGAAGCTGCAGCTCAACCGAGATAGGTAGTGCGGTGTATCGGACAGCGGGAAGAAGGATGGGCCTTCCATGGCGCGCACCCGTCCGTAGGCGCCGGTGGCTGGGTTGGGGCCGCAGCTGTTGACGTTGTTCAGTGCTTGCGCCACCAGCGTCGCCAGTTCTTGGGCGCGCCCCGGCCCCCGGCCTTTGAGGGTGTAGATCTCCACCGTGACGACACCCCGCAGGCGCTCGTGGTTCTCCTGCAGCGTTTCCTCGGTCGTCAGGCCGAAGTCCACGCGCACGATGGCGTGCTCCTTGGCGGCGTCCGCGTCAGTGAAGATCTGGTTGTCGACGTAGATGGGGACCGGTGGGGTCGCACCTGCCATCGCAATGACTACGGGGCCCTCAAACAGCTGGCGCACCTGCTGCAAACTCATTGGAACCTCCTGAACACGTTGGTGAGCGTGCTGTTGATCGTGCGAGCCATCGGCCCCCCTTCACGGTAGATGCCGTACCAGTTCTTCACGGCAGTGCGGCCCTTCTTGTCTCCGCGCTTTCTGCCAACACTGGGGAGCACGTCCATCGCAAAGAGGCGGTAGTCGGCCCGGTTGCCGATGGTGTAGCCGCCGAGGTTGGGGGATGCGGGGATCTCTACGTCTGTGATCTGCCGCTGGGCTGGTGTTGGCCGCCACGTCTCCACCAGGGCGATGTTGGCCGGGACAGCCCGCTGGCCAGGGAGCACTTCCCAGAGGGTCTCAAACTGGCCGGTCCAGTAGGGGCCGCGCTCTTTGAGGTCGGTCACAATCGCCTGGGCCGTTTCCTCAAGGCCCTGCTCCAGCGCCTCGCGGATGTCGGGGACCAGCTGGGTGAGCCGTCTCATTGCGGGCGGGCCACGCAAGCAAACAGCACCGGATTGTCGCCGCGGAAGGTGACCGGGTTGATCACCTTGGCACAGATGGTGTTGCCGTCCTGCAGGTACTCAAAGCTGTCGGCGGTGGTGATGTAGTGGCCGCCGATCTGGGCGGGGTCGATGAAGATCTTCACGTCGGTGGCCTGGTACAGCCCCTGGTACTCCTCGGGGTTGATCTTGGTGATCACCACCTTCACCGGCGTGCGAACGGTGAGTTCAGCGATCTTGCCGGTGGCGGGGTCGTAGGTGCCCGGCGCTCCGCTGGTCACGAAGGTGGCGTCGAGCCCCCACTCCTGAATCATCGGGCCGGGGATAGGGCCGAAAACGGTGTCTACGCGGCTCAAGAGCGGACCCTCCGAATCAGGTTGCCGGCGCCCAGGTCGACGTAGCACTTGAGCAGGTCCCGCAGCCAGGAGAACTTCTGCAGCACCAGCGGCCCAGAGGGGGCAAGGGCGTTAGTGGCGGTTGACGCCCCACTGCGCGGGTCGAAGTATTCGACCTCGAGGGCGTCGAGCTTTTGCCGCTTCACCGGGCCAACGGCTGCGGTGGCGACAGTGGTGCCGATCATGGCCCCCTGGTTGCTGTGAAGCGCAAGCGCCAGCTCGGCCACCGCTTGGACCATCGCTGGTGGAAGCGTTATGCAGGTGGCCTCCGTGCAGCACTTGGTGGCGTCGACCTTGCGCGGCCAGGCAAGCGGTTGGGCGGGGTCGCACTTCTCTCCCTTCCAGCACAGTGTCTCCAGCCAACGTGTGGCCTCCGCCAGCGCCGTGTCCTTTTCAGTGGAGCTCAGCGCGGCCCAGGCGGTGCTTTTGAAGCTGTTGGCAAAGTACGTCGTCGCGTCCGTTTGATCCAGGTACGTCGCACCTGATGCCGGCACTACTACCGGTGACTCCAGGTCAATTTCAGGAGTAGTAAAAGCCATCAGAACGTGCCCGCGTCGATAACGTCCACCAGCTTGTAGGCGCCGGCTAGCCCATCAGCTACCGACCCATCACGCATCAGCAGCCCCTTTTCATCAGCTGGTGCCACTGCTGCCACTGCTGCATCAGAGACATCGGCTGCGGCATGAATCGAAAATGGCGTTGCTGCCACCACGCCTGAAGCGACGATATGCCAAGCAGCACCGTCAAAGACAAGGTGATCGTTGGCATTCAACGCAGCGTTCAGCGGCGCCGCGTCACCCGTTACCGTCCCAGCCTTGATAACCAGGAAGTAATCCCCTTCAACCGCGTTAGAGCCGCCTTTGATCTTGCCGCCAGCGGTAAAACCAGCCCTTGCTGGCGTGCCAGTAGCCGCAGCAGCGGTAACCGTCTTGATCTGACCGCTACCAGCTGAAGCGTCGTAGGTGCCGAGCAGCGTGGAACCCGTTGTCAACGATGCCACCAACGTGGCCAACGCTTTCACCTGTGCGCCAGTAGCAACCGCCAGCGCGTCAGGCGCTGTACCTGCAGCAGCGTCAGGCTTTACGTCAGTATCCCGCGCCAGATAGACAACGCCCTTGGTGCCAGCAGTGCCGGTGGTGCCACGGT